TAAGATTATAAATTTTTTAAAAACTTTAAGAAAAGAGTAAGATATGTTAGGTGGTTTACCAGTTGAAATGATTACAATGCTTGGCTCTAGCCTTTTAGGTGGAGTGATGTCAATGTGGAGTCAGGCAACAAAAAATAAACAAGACCAACAAAAGATGTTATTAGCCAGAGATAAATTTCAAATGGCAGAAGTTGGTAAAGCTAGAGAGTATGATAATAAAGGATTTCAATGGACAAGAAGAATAATTGCATTAACTGCAGTATTCTTTATTATTGCTTATCCTAAACTTGTACCTGTCTTTACAGATGTTGGTGTTGTACTTACATGGACAGAATTTAAAGGTGGCTTCTGGTTCTTAATAGATAAACAAGAAGTTTATATGGATAGATTATTTAATGGTGTAGTTATTACTCCTCTTGATACACATTTAATGTCAGCTATAATTGGTTTATATTTTGGAGGGAGCTTAGTTAAAAAATAATGGCAACATCAGGTACATATAATTTTAATTTAGATATAGACGAAGTAATTCAAGAAGCTACTGAAATGATTGGTGGTGAACAAACTCTTGGACATACACCTCAATCTGCTAGAAGATCAATTAACTTAATGTTAAACGATTGGCAGAATAGAGGTATCCTATTATGGAAAACATATACAACTGCTGTAACTGTATCAACAAGTTTAGGAACATACGATCTTTCAAGTTCTACAACAGATGCTTTACAAATTAATTTAAGAAGAGATTCAACAGATATTGAATTACAAAGAATATCTTTTGAAGAATATTTAAATATACCAAACAAAACACAAACAGGTAGACCAACACAATTTACTGTTAAAAGAGATTTAGCTAATCCTAAAGTTTATGTGTGGCCCCTTCCTGATAATACAACAGATATTTTACAAATAGAAGCTATACGACAAGTAGAAGATGTAGATAAATCTGCTGATCAAAATGCAGATTCACCTGTAAGATTCTTACCAGCTTTAACATGTGGTTTATCTTATTATTTAGCTATGAAAAGAAGTGGTTTACCAATGGATCGTATAGCTATGTTAAAAGCAAATTATGAAGAAAAATTAGCTCGTGCTTTAGATGAAGATAGAGAAAGAGCAAGTTTACTTATTAAACCAAGATATAGGTATGTATAGTGGCAAGTAATAAAAATGCACTAGCTATGTGTGATCAATGCAGTTTTGTATATCCACATAGAGTAATGAAATTAAATAGTTATGGTATGCTTAATTGCCCAACATGTTTTGATGGTGCATTCGATCTTAAAAATCATCCACAAAATAAAGTGCCAAATGTAAGAGATAATCCAGCAATTCAAAATCCAAGACCTGATGATGGTGGAAGAAATTTAATTTGGTCATTAGCTAATATTACATGGAATGATGTACCAGATCCAGATAATAGAAAGTGGGATACAGTATGAGTGATTTATCAAACAGCTTAATTAATGCTACATATAAAAAATTATTACAAGTAGACACATCTGGTAATACAGGTGTTGATGCATCTTTAACAAATATACAAACAGGTGATGGTACTAATACAGCAATTAAAGTTGCTACAAGTGCTATAAAAGTTATAGGTACTTTTGGTGTAGATGGTAATGCATCTGTGTCAGGTGATTTACAAGTTACTGATAAAGTTTGTGCCTCTTCATATTTTGGGGATGGTTCTAACTTAACAGGTGTTACCATGTCTATTGGTGGTGATATATCTGTATCAAGTTTAGTTGTAGCTAATACAGCAACAATAGGAGGAGCTACATCTATAGGTGGAGCATTAAGTGTAGGAGGTGCGGCACATTTTGCATCTACTGCAACTGTAAGTGGAGCTTTTCATGCAGCAGGTGCTGGTAGTTTTGCAAGTACTGTTACAGTTGTTGGAGCTACACATTTACAATCAACAGCTTCGATAGCAGGTGCAACATCTATTGGTGGTGCAGTTAATTTATTAAGTACTGCTACAGTATCAGGCACAGCAGGATTTTTAGGAGCTGTTAGAGTTTCAGGTAATGCTTCTGTAGGTGGTACATTAGATGTTGCAGGTAATGTAAGTCTTGGAGGTAATGTAACTGTAAAAGGTGATGTGCATGTTAGTTCTAAAGTATGTGCATCAGCATTCTTTGGAGATGGTTCAAATTTAACTGGTGTTACAATGTCAATTGGTGGTAATATATCTGTTAATAATGCCACAGTAGGTGGAACATTACATGTTGGAGGTATTACTACAGTAGTAGGTTTTGCACATTTTAAAGATGATGTATCTGTAAGTGGTAATGTAAATATTGGTGGTACTACTACTATAACAGGAGCTGTATCTCTTGGAAGTACATTAGATGTAGCAGGAGATGTTTCAGTATCTGGAGATATAAATGTTGGTGGTCATGTAACTATAGCAGGTGCTGTATCATTAGGAAGCACATTAGATGTTGCAGGAAATACATCTATAGGTGGAACATCTAATACAACAGGCAAAGCAGAATTTGAAGATGATGTATCTGTATCAGGTGGATTAGTAGTTGGAGGAACAGTTACTATATCTGGTGCTAATGTTCAAGCTGCTAATGCTAAAGTTTGTGCTAGTGCTTTTTATGGTGATGGAGCTAATTTAACTAATGTACCTGTAGATATAACAGGAAACATATCAGTTAATAATGCTACAATAGGTGGTAATCTACATGTAGGTGGTACAGTTACAGTTATAGGTAATGGAACTTTTGATGGAGATGTATCTGTTTCTGGTGATATGAATATTGGAGGTCATACTACAATAGCAGGTGCTGTACAACTAGGTTCAACATTAAGTGTTGCAGGAGAAGCTCATTTAAAAGATGCCGTAAGTATAGGAACTACACTTGTTGTAGGAGGTAAAGCAGAATTTGATAGTGATGTTTGTGTAAGTGGTAATACTATATTAGTAGGTAATCTTGCTGTAGGAGGTACAACAACTATAACAGGTGCTGTAAGTTTAGGAAGTACTTTAGATGTAGCAGGTAATGCATCTGTATCAGGTAATATAAATATAGGAGGAACTGCAACAGTTGCTGGAGCTGCTTCAATAGGTGGAGCTTTATCTGTTGGAGGTGCAGTAAACTTAGCATCTACATTAACAGTTGCTGGAAAAGCAGAGTTTGATGATGACGTATGTGTATCAGGAAATACAACTCTTGTAGGTAATTTAACTGTAGGTGGTACTGCAACTATAACAGGTAATACAACTATAACTGGTAATCTAGGAGTAGGTGGTACATTTAGAGTATCAACAAATACTTCATTAGAAGGAATATTAGTTGTTGGTGGTAAAGCAGAATTTGATGGAGATGTATGTGTATCAGGTAATACACAATTAGTAGGAACTGCTAAAATAACAGGTGCTACAACAATAACAGGTAATTCAGGTTTCTTAGGTACTGTTAGAGTATCAGGTGATACAAGTTTAGAAGGACAATTACAATTAACAAAAAGTGCAGCAGCAGTTGTATGTGCAACAGCTATTAATGGTGTAACATCTGTATCTTTAAACTTTGGTTTATGTCAAAACTTTAGCACATGTGTAACTGCAGCTCATACTTTAGCTCAACCTATTAATTGTCGAACAGGACAAACAGGTAGTATTTTCTTAACTCAAGATGGAGGAAGTGGTACAATGGCTTATCACGCAGACTTTAAATTTATAGGTGGTACAGATCCAACCTTATCTACAGCCGATAATGCAGTAGATAGATTAGATTATATAGTAGTATCTGCTTCAAGTGATGGAGTAGGTGGTATTATTCAAATGGTAATTTCACAGGCGTATGCATAATGGGTGTATTTCAAAATCATTTAATGGCAGGTGCAGTAGCTTCTACAGCAGGTGGTGGTGATTTTTATAGTCAGCAAATAGCTAATAGTATTAGAGCTGATACTAATAATGGTTATTTACATAGAACACCTAGTGGTGCAGGAAACAGAGCAACTTGGACATTTTCTACATGGATTAAATTAGCACAAATGGGTACTGGAACAAGAATAATTTATAGTGCAGGAAGTTCTGGCGATCAAGATGGATTTTATAGATTATTTTATAATGCAAATAAACTTNTNGTAAGTTCTGCAAATGCTAA